AAGTAGAAGATAGAGATTCCGATACCCTAGCAGCAGACTATGCAGCGATGGGTGACAGCGTTGATTTGGTCAATGCCGTAATCGGTGGAACAGCTATGGCTGATGACGAGGCTGCTGACAGGCAGGACTGTGTTGACCGTAACGTAGAACACCTTGAATTGATGAAGGCTAAGACCGATTGGGGCAGCGAGAGCATGACCGCAACTACTTCGGCTATAACGGCTGGAAAGGCTTACACTGCGAAATAAGGAACACGCATGAGTGAAGAAGAAAAGGTAACTTGGACAATCGGCGAAGATATTTATGATCCCGAGGACTTGAGCAACGAGAGTAGGACACACTTTATTCAGGCAGCTAACCTGCGTAATGTGTTAGCCGAGCTAATGCAGCAGCAAGCAAATACCCATGAGTTGATTGTCAATACGAAAGTCGCTCTAGAGTTCCGCGAGAATGCGCTGCGCTCATCGATCACGGTTGCTGAAGTATTAGCCGAACCAGAACTGGAAGCCGCTGATGGCTGAGAGTATCGCAAATAAAGCCCTCAAGAAGATTGAGATCCATGAAGCCGAGTGTAAGGTCAGGTATGAAAACATTCAGGCTCGCCTTGATGAGGGTAGTGCTAAGTTTAAGCGGTTGGAGTTAATGCTCTGGGGTATCTATCCCTTTTTACTTGCATCGCTCGTTGTTTCTGTCTGGCTGAAATAACATGATCGGCGAGGTCGTACTGGCGCTGCAAGCGGTTAATTCCTTAGCCAATGCGGTAACTGAATCGGCGGGCCATGCCAGCACATTAGGAGGCATCGTTGGCAAGCTCGCCAAGACGAATGAGGCCATCCAGACCTGCGAATTCAAGAACCACGGGCGCATGTCGCAGAAGGAGGCTCTTGATATCGCGCTAGCTAAAAAACGCACCCAGACTATCCAGACCCAGATAAGGGATCACTTGATGATGGCGGGCTTAAACGACGTTCTCCAAGACATGGATAAGATGATGTCCGAAAGTAGAATACAGCACGAGAAGGATATGGTCGCTGCAAAAAAGAAGAGGGCAGAAAACAGGAAGCTATTGGCTGAGATAGGTCAGATCGTAGGCATCTTTTTTACTGTGGGTGCAACAGCCCTCGCTGCTGTCTGGGCTTGGGTTAAGTTCAAATGATGCAACATGATTCTCGCGTTTTTGCTGGTGGTGACCGTGGCAGGGGAGAAGGTGAGTGATGAGAGCATGCTGTTTAAGAATATTTACCGATGCAACGCATTTGCTACAGCGATTGAGAACGGAAAGAAAACACCGAATGACAGCAGACGCAATCCACAACAGAACATAATTGCTTATTGTGTTCCAAAGATGGTAAATGAAAATAGTAAATTTTGGGATTGAATATGAGTCCAAAAAAATTGGAAAAAGGTAGTCAGTTTGAACAGTTTGACCTTGATAATGACGGGGTCGTAACGGACGAAGAACTAGCCCGTAGTCAAACCATGTTGGAACTGGAGCTACGAGAAGAGAAGGCCGATAGCCAGCGCAGGATGGCGTGGGTCGCAGTGATCAGTATGATCGGCTATGCGCTGCTGCCACTGATGCCTTTTGTGCCAGAGGATAGGTTATCAACCTTGGCGAGTCTGAGCGACATGTTGTTTCTCTCTCAAGCCAGTATCGTCGGGCTGTACTTCGGTGCAACCGCCTACATGAACAAGAAATAATGTGGCAGATATCGGCTATTCTAGGAGTAGGCTTGATCGTGATAAGTGGCGCATTCAAGCTATATTATGATAAGACCGAGGCAGAGAAGGCAGCATTAAGAGGAGAGTTACAGCAAGCTATTTCAAATCAGGCAATTCTGGAAGGTGAGATTGAAAACCAGAATGAAACTATTGAGGAGCAGTTGGCTAAAGAGAAAGAGAATTTTGCAAAGATAAGCCAATTAACTGAAGCTGCCAGGGCGGCTGAAACGGAGGTGACCACCATTAGACAAGCATTTGCTCGTCACAATCTGGGCAACTTATCCATTAAAAAGCCCGGACTAATTGAGCGAATCATTAACAAAGGGACGGTGAAGGTCAATGAGGAATTGGCTCTTATTACTAATCCTGGTCAGCTTAACTAGTTGCGCGCTAGTTAGACCAGAGGCTGTACCCCAGGTCAATCCGGTTAAGATTGTAACGATTGAGAAGCCTGCGCCCGTCTATCATCCTCCCTTACCCAATCAAATATCTCCGCTGCCCGTTGAATGGCGAGTGTTGACCCCAGCAACTATGCAGCAATATCTGGACGATTTGAAGATTGGCAACGCACCAGTAGATGCTTACTATGGATTAACGCCCAAGGCGTATGAGAATTTAAGTACAAACATTGCAGAAATAAAGCGGTATATTAGGCAGAGTATTAGTATTATAGATTATTACAGGAACCTGGATTCTAAAGATGAGCTACCAATTGAGGGAACTACTGAAACGCCATGAGGGCGTAAAGACACATGCCTACAAAGATCATTTAGGTTACGTTACCGTAGGGGTGGGTCGTTGCCTAGAAGATGAGATAGGACTTGGTCTTTCAAATGATGAGATAGACTACTTATTAGATAATGATATTGCCCGATGCCGGGAAGAATTACTCTCTGAGTATAGTTGGTTTACAGATATCGACAGTGTAAGACAGGAAGCTCTTATTAATTTATCCTTCAATATTGGGCAAACGAGACTAAGAGGGTTTGTTAAAGCTTTAGGACACATGGAAACTGGGGATTATGAATCCGCAGGGGATGAATTTTACGACAGCAAATGGGCCTCTCAGGTTGGAGATAGAGCCTTTGAAATCTGCCAGATGATTAGGTCTGGTGAATATCAGGAGAGATAATGCCTTTACAAAAGTTTCTTTTTAATCCTGGAATAAACAAACAAGGAACAAGCTATACCGCGGAAGGGGGTTGGTTTGATGGGAACCTTGTTAGATTTCGGAAAGGGTTTGCTGAAAAAATAGGAGGTTGGCAAAAATATATTTCTACTTCTTATGAAGGAACTGGAAGATTTTTACATGCCTGGGTTGATTTAGATGGAACAAAGCTCCTGGGGTTAGGCACAAGGTATAAGCTTTATATTCAAGAAGGTTCGTCGTATAACGATGTTACTCCTATAAGAAAAACAAGCGCAGCAGGCGATGCAACCTTTGCGGCAACAGACGGGTCCTCAACAATCACCGTAACAGATTCAAGCAATGGTTCAAATGTAGGAGATTTTGTTACATTCACCAGTGCGGCTTCTTTAGGTGGCAACATAATTGCTTCAGTTTTAAATCAAGAATACCAAATTGCTACAGTCCCTTCTGACAATACTTATACCATTACAGCTAAAGATACAGATGGAGATACTGTTACCGCAAACTCGAGTGATAGTGGGAACGGAGGTTCTTCTACCGTTGCAACTTATCAGATTACATCTGGGCTGGATGTATTTGTTGATGGTACTGGGTGGGGTGTAGGTGCCTGGTCAAGTGGGACATGGGGATCTACAAGTTCTTTAACCGATGCTAACCAACTTAGATTATGGTCAATGGACAACTTTGGTGAAGACCTTTTCGCATGTCCACGAGGAGGGGGTCTTTATTATTGGGATAAAACTGATGGGTTAAATACCAGGGCAGTTGCTTTAAGTGCTTTATCTGGAGCAAATTTAACACCGACTAAAGGTTTACAAGTCCTAGTTTCTGATATTGATCGACATGCCATTGTTCTTGGGGCGGATCCTATTGGCACAGACGGGACAAGGACAGGGTCTGTTGATCCGTTGCTTATTGCTTTTTCTGACCAGGAAAATATTGCGGAGTGGCAACCTTTATCCACTAATACGGCTGGCTCTTTAAGATGTTCAGCAGGATCTGAGATCATTGGTGCTATTAGAGCAAGACAAGAAACTTTGGTCTGGACAGATGTAGCACTCTATAGTTTGCAATTTATCGGGCCTCCTTTAACTTTCGGATTAAATCTTCTCAATGAAGGCGTAAGTCTTATTGGTCCTAATGCAATTGTGAATTCCCCATCTGGAATATTCTGGATGGATAAGAAAGGTTTTTATAAATACAACGGTTCGGTTGACCCTGTTCAATGCACAGTTCATTCCTATGTCTTTGATGATTTTAATGAAGGACAGGCGTACCAAGCGTTTGGGATTTTAAATAAACAATTTGACGAGGTCGGTTGGTTTTATTGTAGTTCAGATCAAACAGTCATTGATCGGTATGTAATGTTTAATTACGTTGAGAATACCTGGTCTATTGGACAATTATCTAGAACAGCATGGTTAGATGAAGGGATATTTTCTCAACCAACTGCTGCTGGAAAATCCAGTGATACCGCTTATTTATATAGCCATGAGGTTGGATATAATGCAGATGGTGATCCAATGGATAATGTTTATGTTCAAAGTGCGGATTTTGATATAGGCGAAGGTGAAGAATTCCAGTTCATTAAACGCTTTATTCCTGATGTTAAATTTCAAGGATCCGGTTCTGATCAAACTATTAATGTTCAAATCAAGACAACAAATTATCCTGGAACTAGCTTGGTAACAGATCAAACAACTTCTTTTACAGGAACTACTACAAAAATAGATATGCGAGCCAGAGCTAGACAGGCGGCTATTAGATTTGAATCTGATGATGATGGGACTACAAACGAAAGAATAGATGTAGGATTTAGAATTGGAGGTACTCGTCTTGATATACAGCCTAATGGTCGTCGCTAATGGCAAAAATATTAAACACAGCACTTCCATTATCTGAAATAAATGGCGTAACGCCAGAGATATTTAATAAAGCGATTCGGTTGATAGAACTGAATTTAAATGCATATGATCCAAGTGCGACACCACAATTTACAAATGCCAATATTTCACAACTCAAGTTTAATACAGGCGATATCATATGGAATTTAAGTATAAGCGCACTCCAGGTTTATACTGGGACGGTATTTGAGAACATATCTACACCACCGACAGCCGGTCTGGCAGGGACACCTAGCGTAGGCACGGTTCAGGTAATAACTAATGGGTCTATTACGGTTGATATAACTTGAAAAAAGTAATAATAAAGAATAATAAAGTCAGATATGTGAGGCCGCGAGGCTTCTCTAGCATGTTACCTGACAAAAGACCAGTAACTAAGATAAACTAATGCTTAATCTGAGGTGTTAGGTGTCAAATAAAGTGACTTACAAGAACAAATATAAAGGCGGGGGCATCCTCCATTTGGATGCTGGGGGCCATATTTTTGGGGGATGGAGTCCTCATGAAATTGATA